GGACAGCAGCAGCACGCTTGGAGATGAACTGAACGATGAGAAGTCGACCGATGCAGAACGGTCGGTGGAAGTCGTTCTCTCCGGCGGGAACGACGGAGACCGTCCCGGTGCTGCCGAGTATGAGGGGGAGGCTGAAGAGGACACGAGCACCCGGACCGGATTGAAGGCATTCGAGAGTATTGAGGACATTTCGATTGTCGCAGCTCCCGGCTCCACTTTTGGCTATGAAAACGGCTACGTTTCGGATGCGACAAGCATCGTCAATCTGCTGATCACCCATGCCAAGAACATGCACTACCGCATAGCGGTGCTTGACAGCGGAAACGACCAGAGCATTGCGCAGGTCCGGGCCATGAGAGCAAAAATGGACTCGAGCTATGCGGCCCTGTATTATCCCTGGATACGGATCCTTGATCCTGTGACGAGGACGGAAGTCAATCTTCCCCCGAGTGGCAGTGTGGCAGGCATCTATGCGCGCAACGACATCAACCGGGCAGTCTACAAGGCTCCGGCGAACGAAGTGGTCAACATAGCTATCGGGTTTGAGCAGGTTCTGAACAAGAGCCAGCAAGAAGTGCTAAATCCTGAGGGCATCAACTGCTTCCGCTTCTTTGAAGGGCGCGGCTATCGTCTCTGGGGAGCCCGCACCATCAGTTCTGACCCTGAGTGGAAATATGTCAATCTGCGCCGGTACTTCGCGTACCTCGAGAGATCAATCGACAAGGGAACGCAGTGGGCGGTATTCGAGCCGAACGGTGACGCGCTCTGGGCAAATGTGCGGAGGACCATCGAAGACTTTCTGCTGAACGAATGGCAATCCGGCGCACTTCTCGGTGAGAAACCTGAGAAAGCGTACTTCGTTCGGTGTGATCGTTCCACGATGACACAAAATGATCTTGATAACGGGAGATTGATCTGCTTGATCGGAGTCGCACCACTGCGGCCGGCTGAGTTTGTGATCTTCCGAATCGGCCAATGGACTGCGGACCGCAAGAGCTAACAATTTGAGGAGGATACTATGGCTGTCTTACGTGAACGCCCCTATGTACAATTCAATTTCCTGGTCGACCTTGGCACCGGCAATACGGAGGGAGCGGAGGCAGGATTCCAGGAATGCAGCGGAATCGGCATGGAAGTGACCGTGTCTGAATACAGGAACGGGAATGAACGAGAGAACAGTGTCCGAAAAATCACCGGGCTGAATAAGTCGTCCGACGTCACGCTAAAACGAGGCGTCATCGGTTCTCTCAACCTCTATCAGTGGCTTAACCAGATCCGCAACGGAGACCAGAGTGCGTTTCGCACAGTGGTTGTTCAGCTTCAGAACGAGGATCACAGTGCGGTCGTGCAATCGTGGAAACTGCTTAGGGCGCGGATTATCAAGCATACCAGCGGGCCCATGAACGCGAAGGGAACAGATGTCGCAATGGAAGAACTGGTTCTTTCGTACGAACGCCTGGAGATGGAGTAAGCATGTCGGTTGCTGACGTTCGTCGACTCCCAGGTGTGGCCTTCGAGGTCCAGTCGCCGCAGCCGGCTGAAGTACTGCCGCGCATGGATGTGGCAGTCTTTGTCGGGTTCGCATCATCGGGACCGTTGCATCTTCCCGTTGCTGTGGAGGATGGCACGGAATTCACGAAGATCTTTGGACCCGATGCAGCTCTGGCATGGGATGAAGAGGGGGGCGCACAGCTTCACGCGTATCTTGGACCGGCAGTGCGGGCGTTTTTCCAAAATGGGGGCACCCGCTGCTGGGTTATCCGAGTTGCCGACGAAGGGACCGCCTGCTCGAACCTGTTTGAAGTACCGGGTTTGAAACGGGCGATTGTCGCTTCCGACGGCACAGTCGAGGAGGTGACGAGCGCATTCGCCAGAGCTCGTTCGGAAGGCAGTTGGTCCGACAAACTCCTCGTCGGCTCAGCGCTCGTCAGCCATACGGTGAACGTCGTCCAGGTACCGATGCAGGTTGGAAGGAATGACAAAGAGCAATTGTGCCTGACAATCATCCTGAATCCTGCCTCAGCCAAGGATGTCGAGCGGGGAGATCTCCTTCGTCTTACGTTCGAGGACGAAGGCTATACGCTCATCATGCCGGTTCAATCAATCGAGAAACCGAATCTGGAGGAGATCGGATCGCCCCTCCTCAATGAGATTCAGGGCCGTACGCTATTGCAGGTGAAAGGAGATCTGTTCTTGTGGTTCAAGAATGGGGAACTGAGTTCGCCGTTGACCGCCGATTTGACCTCCGAAAGCGAGGATGACTCATCCACAGAGAGTCCCGAGGACCTGGAGAGCCCTCCGCAAGTATTTCCCGCGAGCGTTCCCGCGTGTGAAATTCTCTCGTTCGACTTATGGATCCGATCAAGTGGTCGCCCAATTGTCAAGCTGGAGAATCTGGGCTTTGCCCCGGGACATCGCTTCTTCTGGGGAGCGCTGCCGACAGATATGCGGCTTTATTCCCAGCAACTCTCACAACTGAACTCAACCCGTCCTGAGTTATGGGATGCTGTGGCAGAACCCCGGTTCCCACTCGCCGGCCCGTCGGATGATGAGGAGTTGTCCTTTTCGGCAGACTCAGGTTGGAGGAACGCCGATGAGGAGGGAGGCGACGCTCCTCGCGTGATCTATTTCCCATCCGATATGGCATTCATCCCAATCCCGTCCGTCTCGCCGTCGTCTATGTCCGCCAGTGCGCTTGAAAGAGACGGTCTGGCAAATTTCGAGGAGAAGCTCTTCCTGGACGAAGATATTATTAGCTCTCGGATGGGAGACCTGATGTCAGGGGCAGATTTCATTCGGTATCAAAGCCCCGAGCCGAGACGTCTCCGCGGAATCTATGCGGCACTCGAAATTGAGGAAGCGACAATGCTTGCGATTCCGGATGCCGTCCACCGTGGGTGGAGCCGAAGCGATCCGGAAAAGCCGGTTTCCCCTGTCGAGACACCGCCAATGTTGCGTCCGCAGTGGTGGCATTTCCTGGACTGTGATGCAAACGTCGCGCTCCCGCTGACACGCCAACCGGTTTGGGGAAATTTCCTGGATTGTGGGACCAGAGTGATCGACGCTCCTACTCTCGATGACCTCGAAAATCCTATTCAGTCAAATTCCTTCACGCTGGCCTGGTCTGAAGCGGCCGATCCCGACGCTACCTACGTCCTGGAGGAAGCCGCTGATCCTGAATTCGTGGTCACTGAAGTTGTCTACACAGGTCCAGAGACACAGTTCACGATCTATGGCAAAGGTGCTGGCCGGTACTACTTTCACGTCCGGGTCCAGATTGGCTCAGAAACCAGTGATTGGTCTGAAGGAATCGTCGCTGAGCTGGCTCCGCCTCCTCCGTGGACGCTGACCCGAGTCGAAAAGTACGACTCGGATGCTCTTCTCTCTCTTCATCGTGCGGCAATGCGAATGTCGGCTGCGCGTGGCGACCTCCTTGCAGTGCTTGCTCTCCCCTCACATTTCCGTGAGGAGGAGAGCATTCGGTACGTGTCCACCTTGAAATCTTCCGTCCAGACGGACGATAGCAGCGGGACGGTCCAGCCGCTTGGTTATGACGAACTGCCCGCATTGAGTTATGCCGCAGTGTACCATCCATGGCCGATTGCTCTTGACGAGATTGGTTCCGGATCCAATCTCACTCTACCGCCTGATGGCGCAGCGTGCGGCGTCATGGCAAAACGATCCATCCTGCGAGGGGCGTGGGTCGCGCCCGCCAATGAACCGATCAACGGGATCGTTTCACTGGCACCGCGAATAGGAAGCATGTGGCATCTTCGATTTCAAAACGAGCAAGTCAACCTTTTGCAGCAGGCGCCTCGTGGGTTTGTGTGCATGAACAGTGACACGCTTAGTGCCGAAGAAGATCTGCGCGCCATCAGTGTCCGCCGCCTTCTGATCCTCTTACGCCGACTTGCATTGCGCCTTGGTGCAAGCTACGTCTTTGAGCCGAACAGTGAAGCATTTCAACGGAGAGTCCAGCGAGGATTCGAAGCGATGCTCCAGTATATGTATGAACGCGGGGCATTCAAAGGGTCCACTCCCGATGCGTCCTTTCAAGTCGTGACGGACTCGACCATCAACACACCGCAGAGCATGGAGCAGGGGCGTTTCATCGTGGAGTTGCGGGTGGCTCCATCGCTGCCGATGCGTTTCCTCACCATCCGGTTGATTCAAAGCGGTGATCGGACTCTTGTTGCTCTCGAAGGATAAAAGATGTCAGATCCGAAACTCGAAAGATCTCCGAACTACCCGTTTACCGCGTTCAACTTTGCTGTCGAAATCAAAGTGGATGGGGTCGCCGAAGAAGTGTGCAGCGGTGCTTTTTCGGAATGCGATGGAATGGAAATGACAATGGATGTGAAGACCATTCGTGAGGGGGGGAATAATGGGAAGCAGATCCGGCTTGCGGGACCGCTTGGATTCGGCCAGCTCACTCTGAAGCGTGGCATGACCTCCGGGTTCGACCTGTGGACCTGGATGAATGCCGCAATGGCCAATCCCGCACTTCGCGCAGATGCAGAAGTTGTCATTTATGCAGCCGATGGACAAACCAAAAAGGTGAGCTTTGTGCTTTCCCGCTGCATACCCGTCAAGCTCAAAGCACCCGCTCTGAACGCCAAGGACGGAATGGTAGCGGTCGAAGAATTGCAGCTTGCCTACGAATCTTTGACGCTCAAACCGGGCAAGTGAGAGTGGCTGTCGAATTCTGAAGATTCACCTGCGTACGAACGATTGTTCAAAACTATACTTTAACGAACATGCCCGATTCTTCAAAGCCAGCAAAAGCACAACTGATCGAGCTCGACGCCAGCTTCGATGTGAAATCCGGGGGGAAGAGTGTGAGTGTGCAGTTCAATCCGGAGTCATTGAAGGTGAGCTTCGCGAATCAGCTGGTGCAACCGGCAAATGCAGGGGCAGGAGATCAGAGCGGACCGTCTGCACGCCAGTTCGTCGGAGCAGGCACGACCAAGCTTGCGCTGCAATTGTGGTTCGATGTCGGGGCGCAGACATCGGATTCGGCGAACCGCGTCGTAGACGTTCGCGAACTGACGAAGCACGTTGCATTTTTCATCACACCGAAAGCCGATGGCGCGCAGTTCATTCCTCCTGCTCTTCGATTTCTCTGGGGGTCATTTCAATTCGACGGATTTGTGGATTCCCTCGAAGAGTCACTGGAGTATTTCTCCGATGAGGGGGTCCCCTTGCGAGCGAACGTGACACTTGCAATGTCTCAGCAAAGAATACAGGAGTTTTCTGGCAGACAGAACTCTCCTCCGCCGGGGACCGCAGGCGCAGACGGCTCGGCTCCGGGGACAAGTCCGCTTGTGCAGGCCACGCAAGGAGCTACGCTTCAGTCAATCGCAGACAGTCTTGGGAAGGGAGATAGTTGGCAGGACCTTGCTCTGGCCAACGGGATCGAAAACCCTCGCCTCCTGCAACCTGGCCAGCTGATTGACATAAGCGCTTCGAATGTTCTCAAATAAGGATCGGTGAAAGGTATGCCTGTCGTCATTAATGAGTTCGAGGTTGTTCCGCAAACGCAAACCTCCGGTCAGGGAGCGGAAACACAGTCCACTCGCCCTGCCGCTCCGGCTCCTCAAATGAATCCGCAGGAGCTCGATCGGATTGAACAACGTCAGAAAGAACGGATGCTGCGCGTCTGGGCGCATTGAGGATCTATGCCGGGATCGAACGGGTCACAGAGCGGAATCAGGACGTCAAGGCCGACAATCATGATCGACGGCGAGCAGCAGTCAGATCTTGAGCAGCGCCTGATCAACTTGCTCATCGTGGAAAACACCGAAGGACTTTACCGTTGTGAAATCACAGTCGGCAATTGGGGACCAGTGAATAATCAGATTGGGTTTGTCTATTTCGATCGGCAGACAGTTGATTTTGGCAAGACGCTCAAGATCAAACTGGACACAGATACATTGTTCGAGGGACGCGTGACGGCGCTCGAAGCGAATTTCCCTGAGGGGCAGCCGCCGGAATTGACCGTGCTGGCCGAGGACCGGTTTCAGGATCTTCGCATGAAGCGGCGTACGCGAACATTTGAGAACATGAGCGACTCCGACGTATTGAACCAGATCGCGAATGATCACGGACTGAGTCCGAATGTGGACATTTCCGGATCGACGCACGTCGTACTGGCTCAGGTGAACCAAAGCGATCTGGCTTTCATGAGGGAGAGAGCCCGCACTGTCGATGCCGAGCTCTGGATGGATGGTAGCACGCTCCATGCGCAATCCCACTCCTCGCGGGGCGGGCAACCAGTTCAACTTGCGTATGGGGGCGCGCTCCGCAAGTTCACCGCTCTGGCAGATCTCTCAGGTCAGCGCACGAGTTTCTCCGTCAGTGGCTGGGACGTCTCCGGCAAGACGGCGCTCACCTTTGAGGCGACAGAGTCGGTTGTAAGCGGAGAGCTGAACGGCGACACGAGCGGGATCAGCATCCTTTCGTCGAAGTTCGGGGATCGGAAGGAGGCTGTTGCCCACGCAGTTCCGCTCACGAGTCAGGAAACGCAGGCGGTCGCTGAATCCTATTTTAAGCTCACAGCGCGTCGGTTTGTTGTCGGGAAAGGTATGGCCGAGACAGATCCAGCCCTTCGGGTTGGTAATGAAGTAGAGATCAGCGGCCTTGGACCCCTTCTGAGCGGCACGTACTACTTGACAGAGGTTAGACATTTGTTCGATGGGGAAAAGGGGATTCGGACGGAGTTCGAGGCGCAACGCGCAGGCTTGGGGAATCCGTAGCACATGAATTCATCGTCGTGAGGAGTACGAGGTGATCGAACAGAACGCAGTGGACGCTATCTTCCAGTCACGCCAACCGACCGGCTTTGGTGGCCGATGGTATGGAGTTTATCCGGCACTCGTGAGCGACATCAAAGATCCGGATGGGCAGGGGCGGGTCAAGATCACGCTTCCGTGGTCGCCGGATACGGATGGAGGACAGTATGAAGCGTGGGCGCGCGTAGCTACACTGATGGGGGGTAACAACCGCGGGAGCTGGTTCATCCCCGATACCAATGACGAGGTGCTGGTGGTGTTTGAAGCGGGAGATCCGCGAAGGCCTTACGTGTTGGGCGGATTGTGGAATGGAAGTGATTCTCCACCCGAATCGATGGATGGTTCGGGCAATAACTACAAAAAGGTTCTCCGGTCCCGCAATGGCGTCAAGGTCACGATGGACGACAGCGATGGGCGGGAGTCATTCGTTGTGGAGACCCCCGGAGGTGACAAGATCACGATGAAAGATGGTCCAGGTTCTGTCGAAATTGCCGACAGCAACGGAAACTCCATCAAACTGGAATCGAGCGGGATCACCATCAACGCTTCAGCCAAGGTGACGATTAATGCGAGCACCATGGCGATCTCTGCCGGTATGTTGACGGTTGATGCTGGTATGTCAAAATTCAGCGGTGTTGTGCAGGCAGACACGGTTATCAGCAATAGCGTGGTCAGCGCGTCGTACACACCGGGCGCAGGAAATATCTGGTAGGGCTATGGTAGAACATCAAGTGCAATGGATGGCACCGTCGCCACTGTGGGCGACAGCCTCGGCATCCTCCGATACCACCGTGCATCAGTCGTTGAGCCAGCCGGCTCTCTTGCGGTTCACGACGGACACGTTCATGGATGATTTCCTTTCAATGCTGGAGAAGGATCCGACCCAATTGCCGAAGCTTGTCGCCGAGTATGAAACCTGGCGGGGGCCATTGAAACCATCGACAGAAGCGACAGGAGCAGAGCCCTCACTGCGCACGCCGAAACTTGTTCGGAAACTCGAACGACTCCGGCTTGTCACAGCACGTGCTGGAAATGGATCCTCCAGCTCATCGTCAAGCACTGGAAAGACTTCCTCGAAGTCAAATGGCACGATGCTCAAGTTGTACCAGCCTGCACACCAACGGTACTATCTTGTGACGACATGTCTGGTATGCGGCATCACGGGTATGCCCGACCGTAAAATCGATCCCGGTCGCGAGGAGCGTGCCTCGTTCGTGATCCGACGGCTCTTCCCGGAGGAGAAGATTGATACCGAAAGCCGTTACCCGGAATATGATGCCGAGACATGGGAAGAGTATGCGTATATCTCCGTTTCTGGCCGGACACAATGGAAAAGAGTTGGTAGGACATCGGATGCAGACACTGCAACATTGCAGCCAGGAGAGGATCGGCTGCCACTGTTTGGGGTTTCTTGTCTGGAGGATGATGATCGCACTCGCCGGTTAATCACGGGACTCGTCCCCGTCGGAAAACGTGAGGCGTATATGGCTGCGCCTGTGCAGTCGCCGGATGAAGGTGCACGATCTGTGGATGAACCGCTTCCGAAGACGGCACGCAAGATCTTATTCCGTTCGCAGGTGGCTGAGCCTTGGAAAAACGTCATCGATCAATCCGGGCGATTCAAGACGATCCTGACCACGGATTCGGATCCAGATCCCGAACCTGAGGAAACCGATGCGCTCGTAAAAGGCGCGCGTGAGCAGATCCAGACTCAGTCCTGGCTGGTGCTTCTTGACTTCGCGCTCTTTCTGGAACAGTACGTTCCGGATGTTTGGGGGGCGATCGTGGATCCAACGAAGGAAGCGTCACTCGCCGATTCTGCTCAGACGGATCTCATGAGCGCCCTGAAGAGCATCAAACCAACTAGTGACCTGAAGAGCGCGCTGACGAGCTCCTGGCTTGATCTGGATGGCGAGACGGTTCCGTCCCCTTATGTGTCGGATGACACAGAGCCCTCGCTCCTCGATGCGCTCAAAGCTTCCTACGACGCGAAGGATACAATCGAAAGTGCGACAGGCTCGTACGACAGGGAGACAAAAGGGAAGCCGTGGCCCGAGTTCCTCTTCCCGCTCGCAGATCCAGTCGAGTCAGCGATCACGCTGCACGATGGTGTGAGCGCATTCAGTTCGGCAGTAGATAGCGGCGAGGAAGTTGAGGTCAGTGAAGAGGAAGCGGCAGATGTGGCGAGCACAAAGGATGATATCGACACACTCGTGGCGCTCGTGATTCGTGCCATGCCCACCGATACCGAAGAGCCGGTTCCCCCGATACCGCTTGCGGCTCAGGAGGCGGTCGAGATGCGCGAGGGTATCTTTGTGATACGTGCTGTGTTCGAACGACCGAACTGCGCACCGTTCAAAACCACGGTGCTGAGCCAACCAACAGTGCCGTTCAAGATGGCCGGGTTTTTCGATCCTGATGCCCCGGCCCGACCCATCCGGATAGCACTGCCCATCGATACGACGCCGGCCGGGCTTCGCAAGTTCGACAAGAACACCGCATTCATGATCTCCGATGTGCTCTGCGGTCAGATCCAGCGTGCGAAAGGGCTGTCCTTAGGCGATCTGGTACGGTCAGTTCTGCCGTGGCCTTTCCACAAAGACCTCTCTGTGCCTGATACGGGCCCATGTAAGTCGACGAGTGATCCGGCCCTGCAGCTTGGCATGATCTGTTCGTTGTCGATCCCGATCATCACCATCTGCGCTCTCATTCTGTTGATGATCGTCGTATCAATTCTGGATTACATCTTCCGCTGGATTCCTTATCTGATCATGTGTTTCCCGTTGCCGGGATTCAAAGCAAAGAAGGATTAGGCAGAGTGAACAAAGGTCAAGTCTTCGGACGAGGTATCAGCTTCCCTCCGCGTGTCGGATCAGACGGCCGCGTACAATGGTCGGAAGGAGAGGACAATGTTCAGGAAGCTATTCGGATCATACTGATGACCGAGCAGAACGAGCGGTTGCGATTACCGGAATTCGGTGGGGGGCTGGGCCAGTTTCTTTTTGAACCAAACACAGTCAGCACGCGCCATTCGATCCAGGATCGCATTACGAAAGCACTGACCCGGTGGGAACCGCGCATCCAAGTTGAGTCGGTTATTGTGGACGCAGATCCTGCGGACAGGGAAGCCGCCATCGCATCGATCACCTATAAATTAGTGTCAACGCAGACGCGGGAACGCGTAAGCCTGAACGTGAAACTCTCCGTTTAGTGAGGACCGCACATGCCCCTGACAAACCCGATACTTGATGACAGGAAATACCAGGAGATACTTGACGAAGCGCTCGCACGGATCCCCATTCATAATCCGGAATGGACGAATTTCAACAAGAGTGATCCCGGAGTGACGCTTCTCGAGCTCTTTGCGTTCCTGACGGAAAGCCTGCTCTATCGCTGCAACCAGATTCCCGAACGAAATCGCAAGAAATTCCTTTCGCTGCTGGGAGTGCCGATGCGACCTGCCGCTTCGGCGCTCGGGATCATCACATTCACGAATGATCGCGGGCCGCTCAAGACGCTCACCCTAAACGGTGGACTCGAAGTGCGGGCAGGGCAGACTCCCTTCCGAACCGAATCGGGACTGGATGTCCTGCCCATTGAAGGGAGAGTCTATTACAAGAGAGTGGTAACGAATGGCTCGGACACACTGAAGGAGTACTACAAACAGCTCTACTCGTCACTCAGAGGACAGCCACCGACAAAGGACGTCAAACTGTACGAGACAGTCCCATTCGTGCCAAGCGGAACAACAGGGCTTGATCTGGGAACCGACACCGTCGACAATACACTATGGATCGCACTCCTTCTGCGCGAAAGTGACTCGACTTCCGATGAGACGAAAGACTCAGTCCGAAAGGCGATCGGTGGCAAGACCCTTAATCTGGGGATCATGCCTTCGCTCAGAGATGTCACGAGACGGCTGAAACCGGGAGGCGAGCTCACATCAGGTGGCAAACAGATTCTGGAGTATCGAATACCGAAGATATCTGCAGATCTGAAACTGCCCGACGATCCAAATCTTCGCGTTCCGGAGTACAAGTCTCTCGATGCGCGATCGAACATAGACGTTCTTTCGGAGCCGGGAATCGTGCAAATAACGCTCCCTGCCGAGGAGGAACTTCAGTTGTGGGAGAATCTCGATCCGCTCGAGCCTGGGTCAGGAGACTTCCCTCCGAATCTGGATGACAGCAAGCTTGAGGACCGCGTCATCACCTGGATTCGCATCAATTCGAAAGCCGCGACTGACGCGAGAATCCTCTGGGTTGGTATCAATGCGGCATGTGTTACGCAAAGGAGTCGTGTCTCGAACGAAGTACTCCCCAGTGGAACGGGGGCGCCGGATCAGTCCATCGTGCTTTCCAAGACGCCGGTCGTACCGAATTCAGTGAAGTTGAGTATGACACTGAACAACGCGTCAGAGACGTGGACTGAGATTGACGATCTCTCCAGCGCTGGCCCCGAAGTTCCGGTGCAGGATCGGCGATTGCCCCCCGGTGCCAAGCTGGAGCACTACGGCCCGGTCAAAGTGTATACATTGGATCCGGAATCGGGGACCATCCGGTTCGGCGACGGTGTTCACGGGGCCCGACCGCAACGAGGCTCCATTATCCGTGCGGACTATGACTTCGCTGTAGGACGAGAAGGAAACGTCGGGGCAGGATCCATCAATAACAGTCCGAGCCTTCCTGCTGGTCTCAAGGTGACGAATCCTCTGCCGTCATGGGGTGGATCGGAGGCGGAGTCCGTCACAGAAGCCGAGAAACATATTACGCGATATTTGCAGCACCGCGATCGACTCGTCACCGTTGAGGACTTTAAGACCATCTCCAAACGTACTCCCGGAGTGGATATCGGACGCATCGAGATCCTCCCCGCTTTCAATCCTCAGCTTGGTCAGAACGAAAAGGGGGATGCCCCCGGTGCTGTGACTCTGATGGTGATACCAAAATACGATCTTGTGCAGCCGGACGCTCCGATGCCGGACCGTCTCTTTCTGGATGCTGTCTGTGACTACCTCGAACCCCGGCGCCTGGTGACGACGGAAGTGTTCATTCGCGGGCCTAAGTACAAGTCGATCTGGGTTTCTGTGGGTCTCAACGTTGTGGCTGGAGCAAGTGTGGCGCAGGTGCGTGAGGATGTGAAGAAGGCCCTCTTGCAGTATCTCTCTCCGCTTCCGGCTGATCAGGGGGATTCAACGACGTCACGATCAGGGTGGCCCCTCAACAAGACGGTTGTTGCCGCTGAGCTGTTGGCCGAAGCAACCCGAGTCAGCGGCGTGCTTTCCGTGAAGACCGTGTTACTCGCCGAAGGTACCAATGTGGCTGTCCAGGAAGTCAAGATGAGTGGATTGGAGCTTCCCCGAGTTGCGGGGATTTCGATTGCCCCCGGCGATCCAACGGATCTGGATGACCTGCGTGGTCAGGCGACGTCGCAGACAGGTCAATCTGGTCAGGCTGTGACCGAATTCGTTTCTGTCCCCGTTCTTCCGGAGGAATGCATGTAGCATGGACTCGAACGGCACACGATATCACCTCATGTTGGGTGTTCAGGACTGGTCAATCTGCACGGACGAGAATGGAGTTCCTTTCTCAACGCTTATCGAATCTGATGGGGAGGAATATCCTGAGTCCACTCCTGCACTTGGATGGGACAAACTGAGGAACGAGGTGATTCTCCAACCACGGCTCGTACGATTCGAGGCGGCGCGCTTGGACAATCCCCCTTCAGTTGATCATCGCAGGGGTGCCGGGCGCGACCGATACGGGAATTGGTACTGGATCGAGAAAACGGGAACTGAGATTCTTGTGAACTCCAGCGGCACGGGACTCACGACACACTTTTGGTCTTCCTCAGATTTAGCCGCAACGGAGGATGTCCCCAAAGACGGCGAATTCGGTCCGACGAATGCCACGGCCTTACCGGAACCTCTGCCGCTTTCCGGGCTCAGTGTCACCGAAGATCATTTCCTTGTTGTCGGTGTGCTGGAACCTGCAGGTCTGCTCGTGTTCGATTTGCACTCGGGTGGGCCGCCGCGCCAGATTCACTGGCCGGTGACAGTACATTTTGCTCCGTTCGACATGGCACCGGCTCCGGGAGGAGGAGTCTGGATCCTCGACCACGACAACAGGCGTTACTGGCGGCTGGACCGTCATATGAATGTGGTCAACGTCGGGCAGCCTTCACCGTCTGTGGAAAATGAAGAGGCCGATAGTTTCCGACCTGAATCGGGAGCATCGGCAGATTCAGTTGCAAAGAAGAAACAAAATCAGACAGCCTCAATTCCGGTACCGTCAGACCTCAATGCGACAGATCCCATTGCGATCGAGGCGTTACCCGACGGGACGGTGCTGATTCTCGATGCAGATGGTGCTACGAGTTCCTCGACAATTATCCGCTATCGGTTCGGCGCACAGGTTGGAGAAGCTGTATCTCTTCACGAATATGAGCTCGTCGGATTCGATATCGCCTTTGTTCCTGATTTCGAATCGCGGGACGGGCTCGTGAGTGATCGCCTCTTCATTGCTTCGTCGGAAGGGAATCAGGCGTTCGCCTTTGACATCTCACTGGACACACAGAGCAATCTGGAATTTGATCTCATCAATGAATTCTACCCCATGAGGCTCTTTGGTGGAAAAGGGATCGTAAGTGCCGGGAAGCAAGTCTATTACGATTTTGGAACGGGGTGGATCCCGCTGGTGGAGCAGCGACGTCCCAAATACTCGGAACTGGGTTATCTTCAAACGCCTCTTCAAGGGGACTATGAAGTTTTCGATGGGCAAGAGCCCGACTGCGTCTGGCATCGCTTCATGATGGATGCTCATATTCCGCCGGAGACCCGAATTGGGATTTGGAGTCGGGCGGCAAATGACTTGAACGAACTGGAATTCCAGGAATGGCAAGATGAGCCTCTGCCGCATAAGAGGAGTGAAGGATCAGAATTGCCATTCGTACCGTCGTCGAGCGGAAAAGAGGGAGGTACGTGGGAACTTCTGTTTCAGCGTGCAGTCGGAAGATACCTGCAATTGCGTTTGGAGTTCAGAGGAGACGGCAGGACCACACCGCGCTTGAGTGCGCTCCGAGTGTACTATCCTCGTTTTTCCTACCTGAAGCATTACCTGCCGGCCGTCTATCGTGAAGACCAGGATTCCGCTTCCTTCCTTGATCGCTTTCTGGCGAATTTCGAGGGGACCCTGACTTCAATTGAAGACAAGATCGCAAATGTGCAGGTGTTGTGTGATCCCAGAAGTTCCCCAAGGGAATCGCTGGAGTGGTTGGCGAGCTGGTTCGGCGTAATTCCGGAGTCGTCGAAGAGCGCAGACACGCTGAACTGGCTGGAAGGCTGGTTCCGCGTGATGCAAGACCCGACGTGGAATGAGAAGAAGCGACGTCTCTTCCTCAGAAACGCTATGCGGTTTTTCCAGTACCGCGGAACGAGATGCGGCCTCCTCAGAGCCCTCACGCTGTCCCTTGATGATTGTGCTGATGATTCCATTTTTGATCCGCGCGTATCGGAAGAGAAAGGATCTCAGCGTATCAGGATTGTCGAGAAATTCAGAACAAAAAGGATTCCAGCAGCTGCCATCGGCGATCCCACCGAGGACACAGGTCCGCATCAAACGTTGCAGTCGGTTCGATGGGCACCCGGTCAGGGGCGAGCGGCCCTCATCACATTGTATCGTGAATACATGCAGGCGCGTTTCAGAGCAAGCACGGATTTTCCGCCAATGTTTCCTTTCCCGATCAGCGATCCGCGAGCGGACACAGATTCACTTCAGGAGACGCTCTTCGCGCCTGCCAGCGAGCAAAATTCTCCTGCGTCTGTTGCTCTCTGGGCGCTCTGGCAGGCGTTTCTGCAACTCCGATACGAGTCGATAACAGAATTCAATGATGCCCACGGAGTTGAGGTAAGCGGTTTTGATGAGGCTACACTTCCTGAGGAGATCCATCCCGCCACAGTCCAGGCGGATGATTTCAAAGACTTCGTGCGTGCCTACGGGGAAGCATGGGGACAATTCGCCAAGGGAACGCTCGGATTCATCCCTTCCTCCACAGAAGACGATGGACCGTTGTGGCAGGACTTCCTGCTACACCGCTATG